GGCCACGTGTAGACAGGGCCGCCCGTGGGCGCGACGCTGCCCTTGATGCCACCCGCCAGAAGGAACAGGATGTCCTCGTAGGTGACGTGGGTGTTGAAGTTGAAAGCCCCGCCTTTCATCAGATTGGCCGAGAGGTAGCCGGGGACGACCGTGCCGCGCTGCTCGTCAAAGACGGTGCTTTTGAGCTTCGGAGAGAAGGACGGCAACGGCTGGACGCCCATCATCTTTGCGGTTGGAATGGCGGGCGTATTGAAGGTGGTTTCTTTGAAAACATTGAGGCCAATTAGCCTCGTGGCAAGGACGCTGGAAGTGGTCATGTGATTCTCCTATTGGCCTATAGTCAGTTGGAAGGCTTCCTTCACACTAAGGGTGAAGAACAGGGCAATGAACTGGGTGGAGCCGTACTCGTAAGGGTCGCTCGGGCCAGCCCACTCCACAATGGGCGCTTCAAGGATGTACGGCAGACGCGGGAATTGAACCGAGTTGCCCAACTGCAAGTGCGCCGCGAAGGCGGTAAAGACCGCGTTGCGCCAGAATAAGGTCTGCTTGATGCCAAGTTTCAGGTTGGTGTTCTGCTCCCTGCGCAGAACACAGAGCACCATGCGCACACGGGTTTCAATCCACTGGATGCCGCCAATTGCAAGGAAGTTCGTCTTGTTCTCAGACGGCGAAAGCTCGTTGATGAAGAACGGGCACTTGGCGCTCGCCATGTCGGATGGCAGATACGGCTCCGCTGCTTGAATGGTGGTCACGTAGGCCGAGCCGCCCGGAAGGGCAATTGTTTTCTGAATTGCCGCGATGCGCTCAAGCCACTCGTTGGACTGGTCTAGGAAGGCCATTAGGAAAAACTCGGTTGCCAAAGTTTGGCGTCGGCTTGAATGTCAGCCGGAATAGCCAGCGGAATTTCCATCAACCCCAAGCCACCTGCGCCCGTGACGACCCGGCCCAACGGGGCTTCGCGCAGCTTGTAATGCCACCACGCCAAGCGGGCAATGATGCTGATGAGACTGTCGGGAATGGTGTCGTAGCCGCCCGTATACGTCCACTTCACTTGCAGTTGCCCGGTAGACAACGGCGGGAGGGCCGGGGCAGGCAGCAGTATTACGTGGGCGCTGTCTGGCCGGGGCGGGTCTGTGAATGGCGGCAGGATGATGTTGTCGGCTGTCAGGGTAAGGGTCTTGTATGCAAGGCTGGCAGCAGTAAGGTCGCGCACCGTGACCGCCGCGACCGCCGTGACGGGTATCCGCTCCCGCGCAAAAAGATGGAGCCACCCCCGCCCGTCCACGAAGGGACTGAACGCCTGCACGTTGGCTTCCTCGTCCTCGTCAAAGTGGCAGCCACAGAGTGCGTTCCACTTCTGTTCAGCCCACGCGATGGCCTGAGAAAGGAAGGCGTCGTCGGGCGTCGTGGCCGTGTCGTTGTCCAGCCCGTAGGCTTTCAAGTCGTTCAAGGAGATGTACACGCCGTCGCCAGTTGCCATGCCTCATGCCTTCCCGTCAACGAATAGTACAGCAGAATCACTTGGGGCTAAAATCGGGCCAGCCGCGCAAAACCTTCCTTTCGGGCGAAAACGAATAGTACAGCCCGAAAATGCGACTGAAAACCCTGAAATGTTAATAAGTGTTGGAATTCGCATAAATAAGTAGAGCCTTAGAATTTTGCCGACATCTGTTAAGGTTTAGTGTCATTTTGCCTTAACAACCATGTTAAAGGGGCCAAAACACCCCGAAAGTGGGGTCATTGAGCACTGCTACACTACCCGCAGGGCGTCGTATGGCCATACAGGGCAAGAATAGTGCCCGCGCACAAACACTAAGGCGGTTTCACAGCGGCGCGGATTGGGCATTCTAGAACCTTAGCGAAAATTAAGCTGCTCGTAATATCTTGGGCCTGCGCCCAAAATCGCCTTTAACATTCGGCGGGCCGCTTTCGCAATGTTAAAGGTCTAGCCAGCCGGAGCCGCCAAGATGCGATTGCCGCGAAAGTTCGCTGCATTACCGGACGCCGACATCTGTTAAGGTTCGGGGGGTGGGGGCGGTTGTCGGCTTGAAGCCGGCTCTCGTCCGTCCCCACCCATGGATTGGAGGAGTGAACCTTAAGCGTCCACCCGTGCGCCTTGGATGGCAGCTTGGGCGAGCGGGTGATAGCACTTCAAGGTTTCACCGAAGAACACGTCGAAGGGAATGCTGCGCTTGGTGCGCCCGAGTTCCCAATACGTGTAGGGCGTCTGAACGTCCAGCCCGAAGGCGTTGCCCGTGCGGGAGTAGCGGTAGGACGGGGGCATCTGCTCGGTCAGGAACAGGAATGTCCCATCCGGGCAGTAAGGATGCGCCCACACGTCGATGGCGGCCTGCACGCCCATCATGGACGATGCGAACTTGTTGGTGTAGCCGCCGATGTAGAGGCCGCCGATAATCTTGTTGCGGTCCTCGTAGATTTCGGCGCGGAACATCGCACCGCTGTTCGCGGCGACGAGCTTGTTACCGAGGCTGGTCACGCCGTTGGGGGAGGTGACAATCAGCGAGGGGCTGATGTGCCACGTGGTCCACAGGTTGTTCAAGATGGAGTCGAACTCCTTGATGCCCGTTCCCAGCGTGGTCAGGCCGAGGCCTGCCATGTCGATGCCGAGATGCGAGCCAACCGCCTGCCCGTAGATGGTGGTCTTTTCAGCCCACGCCGCAAGCCCTTCAAACTGCACCGCACTCACGGAGCCGTCCGCGCCCGGAGCAGCCGCCCCGGAGCCGACGCCGATGACCTGCACACGGTTGACGGTCACGAACGTCTGCCCGGAGGGCACGACAATCGCATCACCGAAGGCGGTCAGTGCGCCGTTGGTGTAACGCAGGTTTGCGACCGTAACGAGCTTGCTGTCAGCCGCGCCTTCCGCGCTCTCGCAGTAAACCTTGTAGCCGAGAGCACCAGCGACGGCGGGCCACGAAACGTCGAGGAAGTCGCAGTCGCCCACGCCGACAGTGATGTTGACCGCGCCAACTGCGCTCTCACCAACGTTGGAGTTGGTCGCCGCGTTGGTCAACGTGCCTTGCCCGGTCAGGGCCGTGACCTTCACGGTCCACGTGCCAGCCGCAAAGGTATTCGCGTTTGAGAGGGTGGATGCCGCGCCCGCAGGAACAGGCGCGGCCAGCGCTGCTTCGTTGCCGAACAGAACGAGCAGTTCATCCAGACGGATGATGGTCGAGAGGGCAATGCTGGTTTCGATTGCAAGCGCGTCGTCCCACCCACGGCTCTGCTGAATGGCTTCCCACTCAACGTCACCTTCGATGGACTGAGACTTGTAATCAGCGGACACCGTGACCGCCGAGGGGGTGGTCGGGTTGCCGTTTGCGCCGAATGCCGTGCCCATGCTCGAGCCGAAGCTGAAAGAGCCATAGCCCAACTGCATTCGCCACGTCGCTTGAGGAGCGCCCATCTTGGGGGTGTCCACGGGCAGCCGGGAGCGCAGCCCTGCGAACATCGGGAGCATCAGCTTGGCTTCGGCTTCGAGGTTGTAACCCACGAAGCCCGTTGCAGCAGTCAAGGCTTTCTTGAAGTCAGCGGGTGTACCGTTGTACCCCGCGCCACCCATCAGGGCGGCAAGTGCTTGGATGTCGTTCACGATAGTTCTCCTGCGCAGTTAAGCGCGAAAGTTCACTGAAATAGACTTGGGCTTGGCTCAGGCAGGCAGGCCGTCTGCGCCGAGGTCGAGCACCTTGAAGCGGGCCGCAGTGGCGATGCCGCCAGCTTGCATACTGCGCACAACCGCCTCGGTCACGCGCTTCTGCAATTCCTGGTCGCTGCCCGCCTTCCTGACGGCTTCGCGGTAGGCGTTGGGGCCTCCCGCTGCCAAGATGGCAAGCGCTTCGTCCTGCGGGGTCTGCGCTGTGACCAGCGAGTTCAGGTCGCCCAGCGGGCCAGCGGGCGCGGCTTTCGTCACGGGCGCGGGCGCGGGGGCGATGTTGGGAGCAACCGGCACGTCAGCCTGTGCCAGCACTGGCGCAGCAGCAGCTTCGGCGGGCGCGGCGTCACCGGCAGCCTTCTCCACCGGAGCCGGAGCAGGGAGCAGCTTCGCAACCGCGTCTTTCAACCCGGCGATTTCCGCGGCCTGTGCGTCAAGCTGCGCCTTGTAGGCGCTCGCATAGTCCGTGGGCGTGCTCGGAGTGGAGGGCGTGGAGGCCGCCGTCATGCTCAGGCCCGAGGTCTGCGCCGAGGGTGGGGTGGAGCTAGACGAGGAGGAAGGCGTGAAGGGAGGCGCAGCAGCAGCAGCAAGCGCCACGTCCGTTTGGGAGGAAGGCGGGTGAGGGGAGGCTGCGCCTGTCTCGGCGCTCTCCGTGTCCGCTGCGACTTTCAGCGCTGCAAGCGCCTGCGCAAGCAGGGCCTTCGCGCCGTCCGGGTCGCTCCCAATCATGTCTGCGGCCTGTCCAAGCTGCGCACCGACTTCTCCGAGCAGTCCGGGCAGTCCGTCTTTGGTCAAATCAGGGGTAGCCATCTTTTCAATCCTTTCGACCCGTCTGTCTTGCGGGTCAAATGAGTATTTGACGCCGAATGCGGCTTCTGCCAATCGCGCAATTCGCCGCCCCAAGATTGCCCACTCCCTGCTGCTGTACTTCTCCTTGCCGCGCCCGCCGTTGTAATAAGCAACGGCAGATTGGCAACGGCCCTTTTCGTCACAGGGCCACGACCAGTTAGCCGGGTCGCCATAGAGTTTCCAGTCAGTGGGGTAGCCACTTGGGGAGGTCAACGGTTCGCCATCGCGTCGCGCAATGCCGACGCTCGAACCACGCTGCTGAAGCTCTTGCAGCATCTTTTCTTTGTCCTCCGCTTCCATCTTGCGGAGGCTGGCATACAGGTCAACGGCGCTTGCAAACTTTTCAATCACGCCGCTGAACTGTGAAACCCAACTTGGGGGGTCGCCGTACACCGCGCCCGCCACTTCAATAGGCAGCACGTTCTTGAAGGGGCGCTGCTCAACCGTGCCGTCTGCCTTCACCAAGGCAAAAGTGGCCGTAGGCACTGCGGGGGCGTCCACGAGGCTGATTTCCTGCGGGATGGCGGTAAAGCGCATCATGCCCGGATTGGAAAGGTCAGTCCAGCGCTTGCCGTACTTGCCGCCCACACTGAAACCCGTATAAGTGCCGTCAAGCACCTTCTGCCATTCGGCGTTGTCCGTGACCTTTACGCCGATGTCAATTGCCTTCTCGCTTTCGTTGGGCCGCAGTTCCAGCAGCTTGCCTGCTGCGATGGGCTGGTGCATGGCCCGCAGGTTGCCCTTGCTCTTGCCCCCGCTGCGCTTCTCTGCTTCTGCCGACCACTGCATGAAGTTGGGCAGGCTGGAAGCGTAGTCCATGATTTCGCCCGCGCTGTCCGGCACTTCCTGCGTGGCGCGGCCCCATATCTCCCGCTTCTCCTCGTCCACCTTTTGCAGTGGGATAAAGAACTGGAGGTCAAGCGCGGCTGTCATCGGTAATCCCTCACGCCCTTCTTGAAGGCGTCCATCATCTTGGTCACAACCTCGTCCTTCTTACCGGGCCAAATTGTGCCGCGCACGGAGCGGGCAAAAATCAATTGCCCACCGTGCGTCTTCCAGACTAGCATGGGCGCACGGATGGGCCGGATGGGCTGATGCTTGCGCCCGAAGATGCCCGTGCCAAAGAGCAAGTATTTCAGGTAGAACGTGCTAAAAAATTCCATCTCCCGGCCCACTGTCAAGATGCGGAAGTTGGTCTTGTTCGCCAGCGTGCCGGTGCGGATATACGTGCCCGTGTTGATGGGCGACGTGCCGTACCTGCTGCGCTGCAAGTTCTGACGCCACGACAAGCCGGCGGCCTGCAAGCCCGCGTCCCAACGGACGGCGGGGTTCTTGAGCCAAGGCTTTGAGTGAAACGTCCACGTGATTGAAAACAAAAGAGCGCCTGCCTGTTTGGCGGGCGCTCATCTCCGGCTGTGACCGCCCTTGTGACGGTCTGCGCTGCGTGCTGCGAGTATTATACATCAAAGAACTACTGTGCGGTCAGCAGCAGCCCGCACAGGGGGCATCTACGGGCCTTCTAGCGGACTTCGCGCCAGTTGATTGCTCCGCGTGTGTTCGTGGCCCCACCTACTGAAATCGCGCACAGGGCGAGGTTCAACGGATTGGCCCCGTCCACGTCGAGCGTCAGCGGGTAGTGGGTCACGAAATCCTTTGACGCGGACTGCCTGTTCGCCCCGCCCCCGTTCACGTAGAACGAGGCGATGACGATGCCGCCCGTGATGACGGTTGCGGTGGTGTTGACCTCTGCGATACTGCTTGCGTTGGGGGCCGACCACGCGCCCGCCGTCAATACGCCGCCGTACACGACCTGAAAGAGGGTTGGGTTTGCGCCTGCCAGCCCGGAAAAGTCAACCGCCTGAATCAGCCCACGGTTGACCAGCCCGTTGAACGTGGCAATCGGGCGTATCGCTATGATGGGAAGCAAGGTCGCATTGACGGAAATATCCGCTGCGCTGGCCGCGCCCATGTCGTAGCCCTTGTCAATCTCGAAGCCGCCCTCGCTCACCACTGAAACGCAAGTCACGTCAAACGTCGCGCCCGCTGAAAGCGCGGTATTCGCAATTTCCCAGCGGACGGGCAGGTTCGCGGTGCTCATGTAAACCGTGCTCAGGACGTTCGCCGTCAGGAATTCGTGGGCGTAGTAGACCTGCCCGTCAATGTTGAAGCCGACCCGGACGCGACCCATTGCCAGCCATTGCAGGTCAATCATCAGAATCATGGCCTTCGTGATGTCGAGGATGATACCCGAGGGGCCGCTGCCGTCAAAGGGGTCAATGTTCCACGAAGCCTTCACGACCCGGTTATCCACGAGCGAACCGCTCGCGCTTGTGCGCCGGACGAAGGCAAGGTCAGTCGTCCCGTGCTGCTCAAGGAAGATGCCGTTGGCTGCGTCGAAGTAGCCTGCCCGCCTGTCCACATTTGCAACCGCCGCTCCGAAAACCTGCGTCATTTCGATGCGCTGCGATTTGCCCGGCTGATACCTGTGATAGTGCCGGGTCTGGTAGACAGCCGCCGCGCCGTTCGTCACGGGCACAGTCAGGCGTGTGCTTGCGACATTCGGCAGATGCGTGACCGTCCCAAGCAAGGTGAGCTTGCTCACCCACAGAAGCGGGGATAGGTCATACTGGAAGCTGCTGTCAAAAATGCTGGTCGGGTTGCTCACCCGCAAGCGCCCGAAGGCGTCCGAGTAGGCGTCGTTGCCGAATGCTACCTGCTGCACACCGGGGAAGTTGTTGACCTTGATTTCTTGGGCGGCCTCAATGACTGCCGTGACCTGCACTCGGTCCGTGCCGTCGAAGGTTGCGTCGGCAATCGTGGCAAGTCCGCGAAGTTTCGCTGAAATGCTGCCAGGGTTATCCCCGGTCACCCCCGCGTCCGTGGCCTGACCTTCAACTGTGTTCAGGCCAGTCAACGCGACCAAATTCAAGACTTGAGTCGCTTCCTCAGATGCGCCCGCTGGCAAGGGCAGGGCTGCCGCGCTCACAGGTTGCGTGACACCCGACCCGTCCACAACCAGCGGACTGTTACTATCCACCAGCACCGGGACGGCTGCCTTGACCAGCAAGGCCTTGGTCACGGTGTCTACGTCAGCGACAACCGCGCTCACGCTGCCCTTCACCCCCACGTCCCCGATGGTGATTGGCCCGGTGGTCAACGTGGCTTCAACGTCTAGCGCAAAAGTCCCGTCGCCGTTGTCCACCGCCTTGACCGGAACGACCAGCCCATCCGTGCCCTGAAAGATAACCTGCTTGTCAGTCATTGCTCACGCTCCTTAGTCAATTGCCACGCCGTTGCGGGCGTACAAGATACCGCAGCGACAACGTGGATGTTCCGGGGGCATTGGGTCGCCAACTGCAAAGGGCGCACCACCGCCATTCTGGACAATCATAATAGAGGCGCATTCCTCGCAAACCACGCCGTCCATGATGGCGTCCCAAAACCATTCGTCAATCCCATACGCGCCCATCTGCCCGTAGGCCACTTCACTTGCGACGTAGCCCATCTCCGTAGTCGCAATCAGTTCGGCGCGGGTTTCGCCAAAGTATTGC